ACTTCCCTGACTAAAACTCCTGGAGATAGTTGAGGAGTAGCCATGTTTTCTCTCTCCTTTGTTACTCATTTAACTAAAAATATTTATGAATATCCTGGTTTTGATAGGGTAAACAAGAAGTAAACCCTACCAATCAGGGTATTCCCACCTTGATTTCGGAGTTCTATCTTTCTTCTTCTCCTTTACATACTCAATAAAACACTCTTTACAGACATATGAATATGAAGAAGGAACTGCTCCTCTATCCTTTCTTGTCCTGTAAAAATCATCTATAAGATTTTTGACTTCACCACAACTTTTACATCTCCTATCATTTAAAAGTAAATGACCTAGTTCTAGTTGCTCATCAAAGTCCATCAGTAGTTCCAGAGTTCCCAACCACCTGCAGCAGTTCCATACTCATCATACTCATTACTCTTGGTATACCACCTATCTCCTTCATTATCTACAAAGGTTCCTTCATCTAAACCATCATTCATAAAACCAAATGGTGCCATGTCTTGTTCTATCTGGTTCTTCTGTTCTTCATATAATCTCTTACGAACATCTTGGTCAGTCAGTTCTTTGAAGTAATCCTGTGCAACCAACCATGCATAGATGACCAGACACATTGCAAGGTCATCATTACAACCTTCTTCTGCTTCAAAGGAATTACTCTTTGAAATGAATGTAGTCAGTTCTGAAATAATCTCATAGTCATTGAAGATAAGTTTATCTTCTTCAATCATTGTCTTAAGATTGAGTGACCCAATCTTCTTGACTGTCTTAGACATCTTGACACCAAGTTGTGTTTTAGTTCCAGAGAAACCCTGTCCTACAACCTGTCCTGCCCTACCCCTCATTGCACACATCAGAACATTCTGATACTCCAAATCATATTGAAGAATACTTGCAACCTGGTCTCCAATATCATTGACCTCACAAAGAACAAATGCATTGTTATATTTCTTTGCTAACTGAAAAATGATGTTAGGGAACAACATCGGTTTGATTTCATTGTTCCGATACTTCGCCACAACTCTATGTGGGAATGTAGTAATGTCAGTAATAATAAACGCAGAGTAGTCATTACCTACACCCCTTGCAACGTCAACAGTTACAATATAATCATTGTCAGGAATTGGTGCAACATGAACATCCAGTCCTGCACTTGTTTGAATAGGATTATCATACACCATAGTTTTGAGTTTACTTGGTGCAATCAAGGTATCAACAGACCCAAGGAATTCACACTCAAACTCAATCTTAAATTGTTGTTCAGAAGTGTTTTTGATTGTCTGTTCTTTCCAGACTTCATCCCTACCAGGAACTTCTGACCAGTGAACATCAGTTGGAATATATTCGTTCTTTGCCTTCTCTGCATCATGCCACAGTCTGTAGAAGTGGTTCATGCCGTGAGGCGTAGAAACAATAATTACTTTTGTCGATTGTCCAGAAGTGATAGTAGGATAAACAGATGCAAAGAACGCGTCAGCAACATGATTTGGAACGAATGCAAATTCGTCCAAGAAGAGGATGTTAAAAGACATACCTCGAACAGCTGATGCTGAGGTAGAAGCTGCAAGTATCTTACTACCGTTCTCTAACTCAATATTACCTTTGTTCCATACAATAATACCCTGTTGCATCCACTTGGGTAAGTTCTCATATGCAGTAGCCAGTCTTGCTAATAGTTCTCTAGCAGTTGTGGCTTTGTTTGCCAGGATACCAATGTTGACACTATCATTGAAGATAGCATAATGAAGTAGATACGATACACAGGTGGTTGACTTACCAGTCTGTCTAGGCATCTTACAGATATTAAACCTGTTCTCGTGGAAATTATTGATTAACTTATCTTGGAAATCATAGGTCCTGAATGGTTGAAGACCATGGTCCAAGGTTACAATCTTTACATAATTATTTGCAAAGTATACTGGGTCCTGTTTACATTTGATATATTCTTCAATATTCTCTTGTGTAAACTCAATAGGAGTATTCGCCTTCTTCAGCAGCGGATTACCCAAATAAACATCATTACTCATAAATTACCTAATCAACATTTCCACATTTCCACTTTTTAAGAGCAAGAGCCTTACGAGTTGGTCTACCCTTCTCATCTTTCATTGGTCCCTCGACTCCACCCATACGAGCACAGAATGATCTCTTACGTGGACCACCTTCAGGTTGAGGTGCCTTGAGATCAGAACCAGGATTTTCACGTTCGTAAGACTTACGTCCCTTCTCGTTCAATCCACCTTCTTTGTTCTTACCTTCCTTTCTCTGCCATGCAGCAGACTTCTCTTCGAGTTCTTCTACTTCTTCACTGACACCTACATTAATCATAGGCTCACTTGGGTTGTATGGTGCAAGGTCAAATCTTTGAAGATGACAACCGGGATAAATCTTCTCAAGAGCACTAGTAACTTCTTTTCTAGATGGTCTCTTAACTTCGGGGAAGAAGAGTTTCATCATCATATACTTACCTCTCCAGGTAAAACCTACTAGGTAAACATTACCATTCTGTGCAGGAACTCTGGTTGCTTCTTCAATCTCAACTTCCTCTTTCTTCATTTTTGCCTTTTTCTCATTATCAATATTATGGTTGGCACCAGTCATTATACTCTGCTTCAAAGTAGGAGGACCATACTTATCTTGCCTATAGCGAGTCATACTCTTAAGGCGATCAAACTTATCAAGACCTTGCTTATCATATTTGGGTGCTTCTGCTATTTCAATTTCTTCCTTCTTCATTTTTGCCTTTGTCTTAGCAAGTAATCTTGCTCTGGCAGCATCCTGTTCGTTCTTAGGAATGGCAGTGACAGCACCGACTTTCTGGTCCACATCACCAGGCGCATATCCTTCACCAACAGGAACACAATTAGGGACTACTTTTTTACCCTTCTTCTTCATACCCTTTTGAGTATAACCATCCCAACACTTCTCACCAATAACTTCTTCACCCACTACCTTATTACCAACTTTCGCACCAACTCCACCACCAGCAACACCACCTACCACTTTTCCAATTGCTTTACCAGCTACTTTTCCAACTGCACCACCAACAACAGGTACTGCTGCACTTCCAACTGCAGAACCGATTGCTCCTCCTGCATGTTTTCCAACAGTTTCACCAGTTTTTGCACCAATTGCGTATCCTGCACCAGATCCAACTGCTTTCTTTACTCTACTTCCTTCTTTAGCTTTTGCGGCACCAACTGTTCCGGCAATTGCAGTTCCCAAAAATTCATTAATAACCTCAACTTCAATACCTGCGGCTTCCATACATCTGATTTGAAGGTCAGTGAATTCTGGAAGAGCCATGAATTCTTCGTTCTTCTTTGACTTACCATAGTTGGCAGCACCTTTCTTACGACACTGAACCAAACGACCAGAAGCATAAGCAGAAGGCCACACAGAAGCAGAAGCCTTTACTTTCTTATAACAGGCATCTTTCTCACCAGAACTTGAACCTTTCTTATCTGTTTCTTCTTTCTGTGTTTTGGCTTGTGCTCTTTTATCAAACTGTCTTCCAATCTTACCACCAAGCTTGGAACCAACAATACCACCACCAATCTCACCAGCAACCATGGCAGGACCATCAGGAATCAATGCTCCACCAATGGCACCAATAGTTCCACCAATTGCTGCTCCTCTCTTCTCACTCTTTCCATCACCAACTAGTTTACTTTGGTTACCCTGTTTTGCCTGGGTAGCCATCTTTCTTCCTTGGGCAGTAGCAGCAGTGGTTCCCTGTTGAACAGCACGACCACCTTTCTTACCACCAAGTTTTACACCCTGCCTAACAAGAGTTCCAGCACCACCTACTACTTCTGATAGATTATCTGTTGATTCTTTCATTTTCTTCTTGGGATCGGTAGAAACGTAAGTTGGTTTTGCAGCACCAGACTTTGATTGTTGGTTTGGATCTGCAGCTTTCTTTCTTCTTTGTGCAGACTTCCTTTCCGCAGGAGTCATACTAGCTCTCTTTGAAGAAGATACACATTTAGGTGTCCCTTCGCCTGGTTTATCACTGGCACAAGTACCACCAGTGACTACATTGACCCAACCAGACTTACCGTCTTTAGATTTGGATCCCTTAAACCACTTATGTAGATTACCTTCCTGCATATCAAAGAAAGAGTTCTGTTTTATTATTTATAGTTTATCTTATCCATTAGAGCAATGCTGGAATAAGATTCGTATTCTTCTAGACCATAAAAAAGACCCCTGAAGGGTCTTGTGCCAGTTATGTGATTGGATCGTTAATCATATGTATATCTTTCAAATTGCTTTGATATTGTCCACCTGTAATAATACCACTCACTTCTGATGGATATGTTGGCCAAGTTATAGGAAAATTATCTCCATTAGGCAAATCTCTAAGTTCTTGTCTCCATGTTCTAAATTCTGTAGTAATAGCAACATTACATTCAACTTGCTTAATCACATACATATCGGATGTATTAAGGGCATCGTCTCTCATTTCTCTAACAAAAACATATCTCTTACTCTCCTGTTCAGTATCATAAGAACTGATAGTATTATTCCATTCTGTTGATGTTATAGATGATACACCAGAAGAAGAATGTTCCGAAACACTGAAATCATCAGTTGCAGTACATAAAAAATATGGAATACCATTATCGTAATTTAATCTATGAACAATATTAATTCCAGAAATACTAGATGGTTCCTGATATGAAGTTAATTGATCATAATATGTTGCATTATTTGTTGCACCAACACCAGTCGTTTTATGAATTAAGTGGGATTTGATATACATGATTATGCCAGTTGTGTAATTGCGAGTGTACTACTAGTTCCTTGAAGTGATACTGTTCCTGAACCTGCTAATCTTGCAACATAAATACTGACTTGATCATTAGCACTCAAACTTAGTGTAGTTGCCATATTTATAGATGACTCAGAATGACCACTAGCGTTTCTAATATAATTATGTGCCGCAATTTCAGTTTGTTGTGTATCATTAACGGCAAACTTTAATCCAATATTAGATCGAGTAACACTTGCTGTTATATAAAAATTAACTTGAACCAAATATAATCCATTATTAGGAACAACAACATGACTTGATGTTGCAGACCAAGTTCCATTGGAGAATTGTGGTGTTGTATTAATCCATGAAACTTCACCATAAGTCGTACTGGAATTTAAGTTTGGTGTACCAGTCCCGACATATTTTGCATAGTTAGAAATACCACCACCAGAGATGCCAGTCAGTTGTGAACCATCACCAATAAAAGCAGTCGCCTTACAGTTGCCATCAATGTCTAACTGTTCTGATGGACTTGAACTGTTAACACCAACATTGCCGTTAGAAAGAATAGTAACCCGATTAGCCCCATTGGCATCAAAGTTCATCGAGTTATTGACATGACTATAACTTAATAAACCTTGGTTTCTGCTGCTATCCGAAAATCCAATCTCAGAGACACCATTAGTGGGTCCAACAATTTGAACAGTGGCACCTTGACCTGACGTACTGTTCTGGACTACAAGTCTGTCAAAGGTACTGTTTTCAGGAAAGATGTCAGTACCATTAAGCAGCTGAATGGAAGCTGCCTGCATAGAGTTGGTTGTTGTGCTTCCTTCATCAGTTACATCTTGCAATGTGGGAGTGCTACCACCGGCATTTGCATCAACATATGCTTTAACTGATTGTTGAGTAGGAACTTTAGTTGCTGAATCTGATGTCATGTTATCTTCATCAATAACAAAACTCATACCAGAAGTTGATGTGTCATTATTCATAACAGCACCAGCAGCATCAACATTAGTTGCATCAGTTACATCTGCTGATGCTTCAATACCATCCAACTTTGTGCCATCGGTAGCAACATCACGACCATCAACTGTTCCAGTTAAAGAAATATCTCCTCTAACATCTAGTTTTGCTGTTGGATTGTCTGTTCCGATACCCACATCACCAGTCGTGCGATAAGCATCAGTTCCATCAGTTGTCCAAATAGTAGAAGGATACTGTACAGTACCAATAATTGTAACAAAAAATCCACGATCTACATAAGCATCAGCAGTAGTACCATTATCACCTTCATATATATTTAATGTAAATCCGGTTGTGGATTTTGTACTATCTACAACGTGAATTTTAATATCATCTCTATTAGATCCCTCTATAATTTGACCAGAAATACTATAGTTTGTATTTGATAATGCAGAACTAAAAGTAATTGCAAAAACACCCGTGCTAGTTCTTGAACACGAAATACCATCTGCATATACTGTCGATCCTGTACTAGAAAAATGTCCAGATGCAATGATACCCAAACTGGAAACTGTCCCCGAACTTCCACTCGAAGAAACATTAGCAACTTCTATGACAGTTGAACCATCACGAAGATATATTTTTTGATCAGCACTATTTACTGCTAGTTCACCATCAGTAAGATCTGATATTGTTGGAACTGATGATCCTACACTAGATCTTTTCGGTTTAAAAACATTTGCCATAGTAATTTTTAATTATAATCAGTCACATTATCAGTAGAGGATTTTTTAGTTTTTGTTATAGGTTTTTTAAGTTTATTATTTTCTAATTCTAAGGTTTTCATCTTATCAGTCAGTTCAATAATCGCATTAGAATAGGAATTAATTTTTGCCTCAGCAGTAATTAATTGAGTCAATAGTTCTCCCGATTTTAATTGATATGCTTTAAGTACATCTTCATAACTAATATTAATTTCACCAGACATAATCAATAAGATCCTCCATCAAAAATTAAATTAACTGCTTCTTGTGAACTATTTATTACCTCATTTCCAGAAGCAATACCACCAAGATAAAGACTATCTGCCGCAACCGGTGCATACGCAGTCGCAGTAATTTGTGGATCTGCGTTTCCACTATCAGAACTTTCCGATAATTGGGAAAGCATTGCCATAAACTGATTGTTTAACCAGACAAGACCAGACTTTTTAGCACCCGATGAATTATAGTTAAATGCAACTCCTAAGTCCCAAGTGGTTGCAGAAGATGGTGCATCACCATTAACAAGACCTAATTCAAATACCCTGTCTTCTACGTGTGTCGTTTCTACACTAAATGTAACTGCTGTACCAATAACGTTCAGATTACCATTAACTGTTAAATCATTTGTAATGGTTACATCATCAGGAAGACCGACAGTAATTGTTCCACTAGATTCAGCAACTTCTACCTCATTTGCAGTTCCACTAAATGTAATTGTTTCACCAAGAGCAGTCGCAGTACTTGTTGAACCATCAGTAACTGTAATACTGCTGTTACTAAGTTGAGCATTAGTAATGTTTCCACTAAGACTTGATGTCGGATAGTTAGTGGCATCACTCAAATCAAATGCTGGTGTTGCATCTGATTGCCCAAGATCTAAACTTACTCCACCGAATGAGACACTATCATTAAGTAACTTAGAATTAGCAATAGAACCTGCTAACTGATCATTAGTAATTCCATCTCCAACAGAAGCGGCAGGAAGAGTTCCAGTTACATCAGCAGCAAGATCAATTGCGTTTCTAGTAATTGTTTGACCAGAAATAGTAATGTAATCTAATGACCCCGCAAGAGTTACATCTGTTGAATTATCTGTTCCAGCAGCATCAACACCTAAGTTTGTTCTAGCATCAGCAGCACTACTTGCTCCAGTACCACCATCAGCAACAGGCAAATCTCCAGTTACATCAGCAGCAAGATCAATTGCGTTTCTAGT